CTAAGCGTAGTCTTTGTGATTACCTCAAAGAGGAATACAGAAACGCCGACGAGGCTACTCTTCAAACGGCAATTGAATCTCGCTCGTTGCCGACGGAAGTAAAAGATTTTTGCGAGGACAAACTTGAAGAGCTTCGTAAAGCAGCTCAAACTAACAACGATAATAATAAGAAACAGATTATGCCAGAAACTAAATTTTCTCTCCTTAAAGCTATTAATGACGTAGCTAACAACCGCCCACTTGATGAGCGTGCAATTGAAGTAATTAACGAAGGTCGCACCGAAATGCGCAAGGCTGGTCAGAACTACTCTGGTCAGATTGTAATGCCGATTGAACAGCGTGCTGGTATTGTTCAGGCAGGTGTTGATAACCTCGGTGGTGTAACCGTTCAGGAAGACAAACTCAACGTACTCGAAGCTCTCCGTGCTAAGTCAGTATTGGCTCAGGCTGGTGCAACTTTCATGACTGGCCTTGTAGGTAACTTCTCTGTGCCAGTATACAGCGGCTCTACTGTAACTTGGGAAGGTGAAGTTAACCCTGCGAAAGACGGTAGCGGTGTATTCTCGGAAGTGAAGTTTGCTCCGAAGCGTATCACGGCTTACATCGACATTTCGAAACAATTCCTCTTGCAGGATTCTACGGCAGCAGAAGAAATGCTCCGTCGTGATATTGTTAACGCAGTAACTGAAAAGCTCGAAAAAACTATCCTCGGTGCAGAAGCAGGTACGGCTACTCAGCCAGCAGGTTTGTTCAACGGTGCTTCGGCTCTCACGGTAAACTACGCAGGTGTTGTAGGTTTGGAGCAGGTTCTCGAAGATGCAAATGTAGGCGGCAACAAGAAGTTTATTGTTAGCCCAGCTATCAAGGCTAAGCTGAAAACTACCGCAATTGACGCTGGTTCGGGTCGCTTCCTTATGGAGGGCAACGAATGCAACGGCTACGAAGTAATGTCTACTTCGGCTTGTTCGGGTCTTGTATTCGGTAACTTCGAAGAGCTGGTAGTTGCACAATGGGGTGCTTTCGACCTCACGGTTGACTCGTTCACTCAGGCTACTAACGGTGCTGTTCGCCTCGTTATCAACGCTTACTTCGATGTTAAGCCGCGTCGTGCAGAAGCTTTCGCAGCTCGCACCGTAAAATAAGTAACCATCTCTATATAATCAGGAACAAGGGGGAGGCGACTCGTCGCCCCTCCTTTCTTCCTTAAAATTCAGGAAACATGATAACAGACGGATTATGGATTTATAAAGGTGTTCTTGAAGACATTAAGGAACATCTTATTATTGACGTTGACTATACCGTAGATGATTCATATTTGAAGTCGCTTCTTACTGTTTCTCTGATGGCTGTTGCCAATCATCTTAATTACAAGAATGAAGACCTTTGGGCGGACTGGAGTGAGATTCCACCGCCAATTCTTCATGCTATCCGAATGATGGTTGGTCATTTGTACAACAATAGAGAGTCGGTAAGCGAAACAAAAATGTATGAAGTCCCAATGGCTATTTCATACTTGCTTAGTCCATATATCAAATACTAAACAATATGCGTGCAGGTGATTTGAAATACGTCGTCTACTTTAATAAGAGAACGGAAGAGCAGGATAAATATGGGGCAACTGACTATATCGCTCAGGACTGCGTAACAAGATACAATGGTACGTTTTGCGAGGATAGATACGTAAGGGTTAGAGCAGCTCTTGACTTCACACTCGGAAGCGCAGCAATCGGGGCAGAGAAGAAGCTTCAACCACACTCCTGCACAATGACTGTCAGAAGAAACGCTGCATATAAGCTCGATACAGACGACTTTGTATGGATTCCACTTATGGGGGCTTATTATAGAGTAGTGAGCTTTATTCCTGATGGGAAAATGTGGATGGTTTTTGAGCTTGAAAAGGAGGTGTAAATGAAAGTAGATGCTGATATAGATATTGACGGCACTTTAAAGCTCTTAAATTCGCTCTCTGGCAAGCAAGCAAAGACCGCCATAAGGAAAGGTGTCAGGAAAGCTGCAAAGCCTCTACAAACGCAATATAAGGGGCTTTTAAAGCAATCATTCAAGACTACCAAGGAATTGGGCGGTGTTTATATCTACAACGACAAAAAGAACCCTCTCGGAGTTGTAGCCTCTATCAAAGCCAAGCAGAAGAAAGCAGGAAAGAAATTCCTCTTGACAATTTATGAGCTTGGTACCTATAAGAAAGGCGGTCGTTGGCAGAAAGTGAAAAGTAAGGCGAAAGGGACAAAGCTTAAAAAGGCTCGCTATACTGGTAGAATAGAGCCAATGGGATTATTCAGCAGAACAGTAGATAATACCGAGCAGACCATCATGAATAATATGCAGCGGTATATAGCTGGTTCTATCAAACAAACTTATAATAAGAACAAATAGCCACCTGACGGTGACGATAAAACAAGTTTTACAGCTATGAGCTTTTATTCAGATTTTAAAGCATGGGCTGATAAGAGAAGTACTTTGAAGCTCTATCCAGTTGTAGCTCCTGAGAATGCTGGCGAGTTCTTCGGCGTCTATTCTCACATTGACACAACCTATACATATACAAACTTCGGCACAGCTTCTTCTACAAAACAATATACGCTTGCTATAGCGTGTCTTAGATATGACAAGGCGCATGAAGCAGCCGAGGCTTATTTTAACGAATTTAAGAAACGTCCAAACTATCGCTTTGAAAACTACTCAGAGAGATATGAGGATGGGTATTATATTAAAGATTTTGTAATTAACTACAAAGAGTAACTATTTAATTTTCAGATAATTATGGCACTTTTGGAAGGAAAAAATCTCCTCGTGGCAATCGGGGACACAGTTTGGGGCTATGCTACGAGCTGTTCATTGGATATTACGGTAGATACGGAAGAAACGTCGTCTACCACTTATAAGCAGCTCAACTCAGCAGGTGAGGGTAGCTGGAAGGGTTTCTCTGCTGCAAAGAAGTCTTGGACTGCATCTACTGACCACTTGGTTGGTGTTATGAGTAACTTCGACGCCGCATTCTCTGCTATTGTGGCAACTAACCCAGAGGTTACTATCAAGTTCGGTGCAGTAAACTACAAGACTGGTACTGGTGACAACCTTACTCATACATTCGAAACTGGTTCGGTATACACTGGTAAGGCAGTTATCACTTCGTTGAATATTTCGGGTTCTACTGACGGTGAGGCTACGTTCTCTGTATCGTTCCAAGGTACTGGTGCGCTCACCAAAGCCTAATGAGCTTGCGAATTAATTATTTATTAACAAAAAATCATTAGAGATGGCTACAACTAACAACAACATCGTAGTAATTAACGGTAAAGAATACAAAGTAAAGCAGACAATGCGCTCTATCATGCTTTTCGAAGAAATGACTGGTAAAAGCATTGGTTCTATGGATGCAGGTAAGATTAACGACGTTCTCGTAATGCTCTATTGCACCTTGAAAGCTTGTAACAAGGAAGCGTTTGAGTCTATTGACTTTGATGCATTCGTAGATATGGTTGACGAAGAGCCGAGCATTATCCAAGAGATGAGCGAGGCTATTGCTGGAAACAAAAAAAAAGGCAAGAAATAAGAAACAATAACAAAGGGCTGGCTGATGAACATTCGGACAGCTCCGAGTTCTCGTACAAATCTCTGTATGGGATGGTTGTTGTAGAGTGCGGCATTGCACCTGACTACTTTCTCGACGAAATGACAGATTGGGAGCTGGACGCTTCTCTTAAAGCTGTTGAGCGTCAAAGGAGGGAGAGTTGGGAACAATGTCGCATTTCTTGTTTTTATACGGTAGCGGCATTCGGTGGCAAAGTGAAGAAGCCACAAGACCTATGGGAATTTAGCTGGGAGAAATCCCCTAAGCATACAACAAAGACAGAAGTCGTTGCCGTTGATAAAGACTTCGTGAAAGAACTTGCGAAGCAATGGGAGAACGAATTAAAGAAGAACAACTAATTGTATATAATATATGGCAAAGAGTGATTTGAGAGTTGGGATTAGTGCGGATAGCTCTAAGTTCGACAAGGCTATGGCTGATGTCAGGAACTCCCTCTCTAAAACCAAACAAGATACAAAGAAGAGTACAGACGATGTATCGAAAGATTATGACGCTCTCTCTAAACGTTTAGAAAGTGCTCTTGATAGCGTATCAGGAGGTATGGTGAAGCAGTTTAAGGAGGGCTATGACATTGCTAAGAACATCGCTAATGTAATGGGCAGCTTCAAGACGGTGGAGCTGTTTAAAGGCGGATTTGAGGGCTTAAAAGAAACGTTCTCAGGGATGTTTGATGGGCTTAGTACAAATCTCGCGAAGACAGCGACACAATCAGCAGCGGTATCATCTGCTACAAGTGCTATGACTCAGAGTTTAACATCGGCAGGTGGTGCGGCAGTTGTAGCAGGGAATGGTGTCAAAGGGTTTTCCGAAGCTATGGGCAAAGTAGAATATATTAGAAACGCTCAGACGAATATTGAAAACCTCAAACAAGCATACACAGACCTTGAATATAACCTTGCCCACGTTCAGAGTGCATTAGAGGCGAGTAGAGAGGCTTTAACTGGATGGTCACTTGCAGACCTTGTATCCGACGAAGCTAAGATTAAAGAACAGATGGATTCTACTGCGGAGTCGATAAAAAAGGCAGAAGCAGAACTTGCAGCTCTTGGCAAAACTGGTAAATCCCTTGGCCAAACAATGGAGGGTATTGGCGATAAAATGATAAAGCCATTTAAGAGCCTTGCCAACGCTATTAAACACCCAAAAGAAACATGGGGAAGTTTTCAGAGCGCGATAAAATCTGGATGCCAAAAAGCAGGTGCAGCTATCAGTTCGTTCAGCGTTAAGGCTGCGGCAAAGATTGCTCTTGCTACGGCAGGTATTTCACTCCTTGTGACAGGTCTTGCAACTGTAGTGGCTTCTCTCGGAGCATTCTTTACAAGAACAGAAGAGGGACAACAGAAGATGAAGCAGTTTACAGCTCAGATTAGTGGTGCATTCCAAGGGCTGGGAGATGCTTTGTCTAAGATTGGCAAGATGGTTACACAATCTCCTATTATGGATTTCTTCTCTAAGGTCGGTGGTGCTATCTTTAAGTTTATTACAGCTCCTCTTAAATTGATAGCCAAGAGTTGGAATTGGATAATTAAGCAGATTACTGGTGTAGACGTTTTTGCTGAAATGGAAGAATCCTCTAAAAAGGCCCTCGCTATTGAACAAGAACGTCAGAAGCTCACTACTTGGTG